GTGCAGGTGCAGGTGCAGGTGCAGGTGCAGGTGCGGGTGCGGGTGGCGAAGCCAGTCGGTCCCGCGCGGTCGCCGTCACCTCCGCGGCGCCGCCGAAGCCCGCCCCGAGCGACGCCGCCCACCCCATGCGTTCGGCGAACTCGGCGAAGCTCACGTCGTCACCCGCCTGCACCACGTCGATGTAGGACTGGACGGCTTCGTCGAGGGTTTCTTCGGGGGCCTCTTTCAGCGCCCCTACGCCGAAAGCCCGCAAATAGTCCCGCACCCCCGCGCGCAGCGCCAGCGCCCGGTGGGGGCGTGCGAGGGCTTCGATGCCCGTGGCGCCGAACACAGACGTGATGGCGGCAGTCGATAGCCCTTTCGACACCGCCAACTGCAACGCCTTGTCCGGGTCGAACCCTTGGCCGCGGCGGTCATAGTATTCCGGCACGCCGGACTGGGCGCCTCCCGTACCGGCTGCGAGAGGGGTGGCCATACGGGCTGCGGCCGCCGGCGCCCCTGCGCGAGCCGCCAACCCGAGTGCCGGACCGAGCGCCGCCGTCGGCAGCAGCTCAGCACCCGTCTGACCGATCATCGCCAGGGCTTCATTCATCAAGCCCGGCTTGATGGAGTCTGGCCCCGTGCGCTGCTGCGCCGAACCGAACGTCGCCATCACGTCGTCTTCCGGGGCGCCCGTCAAGGCCTGGAACATGCCAGCCAGGCGCAAGGTCCCCGCGTCGACGCCGCGTTTCAGCGCCCCCAGCCCGGAGGTCGGTTCCTGGCCTTCGGGCCGAGCGATCTGAGCAACGTACTGGGAACGATTCGCCGCTGGCAGCCCGCGCGCCACACGGGCCCTGGCCAGGAAGTCCTGGTAGGCGATCGCCGTCTGTTCGGGCTGCTCGACTCCCGCATCGACGCCTGACGTTTCGCGCTGGAACCGGAGAAAACTCTGCAACGCCTCTTTCGCGGCGGCTTCCGCGTCTTGTTCGAGAACGGCAAAGTACGGGCTGCGTTCACCGTTGGCCTGGACATCGGCCACGACTTCATCGAACGTCGGCATAGCGCCTCACTGGCCGGCGAGCATGGCAGCATCCAAACGCTGGGGCAATCCTTTGCCGCCGACCCGCGGCGGTGGCGCCCCCTGAGCGTTGATGATCTGCGCCATGAGCTGGAGCAGCCGGTCGTAGGGCACCGGCGGCGCCGTGACGGGCCGGGGGGCCGCACCTTCGTACGTCACGATTACGCCCGGAGCCGACGAACTGAACGACAGCCGGGGCGTGTTCGCCTGGGACAGCTCCTGCGCCAATCGCTGTTCGATCTGTGTGAGCTGATTGGGATCAAGCCGGCTCAACGCCTGCTGCGCCGCCCCCGGGTCCGGCTCGACTTGCTGGTTCTGCACGGCGAACCGATTCGCCAGGTCCAACGCCAACGGGTTCAGTCCAGGGCGCTGAACACGGGCCAGCTGTTCGTTCAAGCCCGGTCGAGCCGAAGGGTTCGTCAGTCCTGCCAACGCCGCCGCGAAATCCTGCCGCGGGTCAGGGGACGGAGCCGACGCCACCGGCCGTTGTGCCTGACCGAGAACCGGAGTGAGCCGGTTTTCCGAGGGCTGCGGCCCCTGCATGACGGACGGACTCAGCCGCATGGTCTTCGGTTCAAACTCCATGGCTTGTTCTGCCGCCGCCTGACCGAGAACCGGAGTGAGCCGGTTTTCCGAGGGCTGCGGCCCCTGCATGACGGACGGACTCAGCCGCATGGTCTTCGGTTCAAACTCCATGGCTTGTTCTGCCGCCGCCTGGGCGCGAACGATGTCTTCCGAATGGCCAACGAGCCGGCGATACTGGTCCAGCAGTTGCTGTTCCTCGTTCAGCCGCTGATCGAGTTCGTCTTGTAGCTTCGGGTCTTTCTTGAACAGACTCGTCGCATCGAGCTTGAGGTCCACCGCGGGGTCTTTCACCGGAGTGTACTGCCCCGCCGCTGCGGATTCTTTCAAGAGCTGTTCCGTGAACCGCTGCATTTCGGCCGGAATCTGGTCCGCCGGGATGCGGGCCATGCCAGCGTTCACTTGGTCGCTGACCTGGCCGAGCAATTCTTTCTCGTAGTTCTCACGCCGCGTAAGGAAAGATTCGTACGCTTTCTGATCAGTCCAGGCGGACTGAATGGCGCCACGCCCCTGCCGAAGTTGCGACATCGCAAACCGCAACTCGTTCTGATCACCCGACGCCAACGCACCGCGGAGCTGCTGAATGCGCTGTGAGTTGGTAGCCAAGCGGTCTTTCAGGTACCCGACGCGATCCTCCTTCGACTGCCGTTCGACGGCGCGGGCATGTGCCTGTTCTTTTTCGCGCAGAGCCGTACGGAATTGCTCGCGCTCGTAGGGCACAGTGATCAGCGTCTGCGTCAAACGCGAACCTGCGTCGAGCAGACCGCCGGGGGCCATGAGAGCTTCGAGTGTGAGGCGTGGCATAGTTACACCGCAGGGCGTTGTGGGTCGACACCGGGAAGATCCATCGCGCCGGGGTCGAGGTATGGATCGTACCCACCGCCGGGTTCCGACGGATTACGCATACCCCCCGGCTGGCCGCTCCAGCTGCCCCCTGTCGCCGGCAGACCGCCGGTGGTTCCAGTCCGGCCGGTCGTGTCAGAGGCGTACGTGAAGTTCGTGCCACCGGCAACGCCTGTGCCGATGTTCTGGAGGATGCTGCCCCAGAAGGCCTCTTTCGCGCCTTTCTTCTGCGCTTCCTCCATCGCCAGCCCCAGGTCGTACATGAGCCGGTTGAAGTCGTATTGCGTTTCCGCCTGCCGCACACCGGTGAGCAGGCTCCGCAGCTCAGCTTCGTTGTCGAGCGGACGCTGAGCGAGCGCCAGCGTCTGCTGGTTCTGCGTGTCGTAATTCCGCCCTCCCGTCAGGTACCCTTCGGCGGCGATCTGGTCGAGCACCGCCTGGAGCATCGGCTGTTCCCGGTTCTCCATGAAGCCTTCCTGCGACTGCTGGTAGGGCCGAGCCTGGGGTTCGTAGGCCCCTTCCGGCCCGCGTAGAGCAGCCAATGCACGGTCGAGTCCTCCTTGAGCGGTGCCACTGCGCGCCGCCCGCGCCTGTTCCGCTGCCTGCACGCGCTCGGGCGATACCCGACGCTGGAAATAGTCCCGTAGCAGACCGCCGCGTTCCGTGGCGATCGACTCCAAGGCTTTGCGCAGGTTGTCGCTGATCTGAAAATTTTCGGCCGCCACCGCCTCGCCGGCAGCGCGCATCTGTCCAGCAACGCGATTCGTCGCCTTCTCGCGTTTGCGCTGCGCCATGAACTGCATGGCGGCGCCAGTGCCCGCGATGCCGCCGCCGATCCACCCCTGAATCATTGGCCGCCCCTGGCGCGGTTCACGTGGTCCTGGTACTCCTGGGCCTGCTGATTGCGGTTGTATATCTGGTACTGCTGATTGCCGACGTTCAGCAGGTTGCCCCACGCCCGGCTGAACTCGTCATCGTGGCCCCGTTGCAACTCGTCTCGGTTGCGCCGGAGCTGATCGAGCAACGCGTTGCCCTGGTCCTGCACTCCATAGGTATGCGCGCGTTGTTTCAGCGACGCCATCAACTGTGGATCAAGGTCATAGCTGGATAGAATCTCGTTCACGCGCGCTGCTTCGAGTGCCTGCATGAGCCGATCCCGTTCACCTGCGAACTGGTTGGCCAGCTGGCTACCGGCGCGCGAGGCGTCGCCGGACAGCCCGGCTTCCTGGCTAGCCTGAACCGAACCGCCGATGTTGCCGGATTCCGCGCGAGCGAATGCTTCCTGGCGTGACCGGGAACGCAGCTGGTTCAGCAGGTTCAGGAAAGCCGCCTCCTGCACCGGCCGGATCGCCATGTCGATTTCGCGCTGACGCTCCGGACTGTCGTAGAACTGATTGATGGCGTCGCGGTTCCCCTGCTGCATCTGCGCGTTCCGCGCGAGCAGCATCAGCGACTCGAACTCTCCCGGCCGGAACGTGGCTCCCGGCGTCAGCGCGATTCGACGGATCGCCAGATCGTTCGACAGCGCGGGCTGTTCAGCCCCGAGCTGCTGCTGGTCACGCATGGCGTAGTAATCAAGCGGCATCAGGGAATACCTCAAAGATACCACGTTGTTCGAGAGCCTGAATCTGAGCAGAAGTCAGCGCCGCTGCAACGGTTGTTCCGTCCGTGGCGCCGTCTGGACCGACCGCCGTGGTGGTCTGTGTGCCCGAGAACGCACTGGCCACGAACGCCGCCAGTCCGCCACCGCCGCTGCTGTTGTTGTCCACCGTGTCGCCCCCGTTGGCGTTGATCGTGCCGTCAGTGATCGTGCCTGCGGCCACCGCCCGCGCCGACCCGCCGCCACCTCCGCCACCATCATTTGCCCCGCCGCCGATGTCGTCTGCATCGCCCCCCTTGACGTTGAGCAGTGCCCCGGTGAGCACCAAGTTGGCACCAGAGTAGATGGAAATCCGTCCACCGCCACGACCGCGCAGAGCGTCGCCCGCCGGCGTGTACGTGCCGTTGCGACATCCGAACGACCCGCGAGCGAGCCGGTAGGTCGGGAACAGGTAGGGCCGATTCGACCCCTGGTAGATCGACGCGGGAGCCGCTGCGGCCGCGCCGTTCGCGGAGGTTCCCGCCCCGCCCGCGGTGCCTCCCGCGGCGCCGGGGCCACTGCCGGTGGCGTTGCTCAGCACGGCGTAGTCGCGAAACCCGTCGTTCCAGCCCACGCCGTCGCCGGAAGTTTCAGTATTGATGGACGAATGCAGGAACCAGAAGGCGCGAAGGGTTGAAGTGACGGTGATGGTGCCGACAGCCTTGAGGAAAATGTCGTCTGCCGTCAGCGCCGCCGTGATGCTCATCGTCGACAACGTATCGATGATGATGGCCCGCCACCGCGCGATCCGTTCCGGGGCCGGAGAGTACACGCCCGACGGACCCCCGTAGGGCTTGTCCAGCCACGCCGGATAGGCGCGATGGTGGGTCCCATCCGTGTGAGCAGTGATGGCCGCCGTGATCGACACAGCGCCACCGGCCCGGATAGACAGGTGCGGGCACGTGATGGCAGCAGCAATCGTCACAGTGCCCGTCACCACCAGCTCGATCGGAGCCGTCGAAGTGATCGACGCGGTGTTCTGTAGGTTGAAGTTGCCCTCGCAGAAAATCCTCGTCGGGATCGTCAGATTCTGACCGGCAGCAATCGTCAGGTCCTCAAAGTAGAACTCACCGCCGCTGTTCAGACTGACGATCGGCCCCGCCGGCAAACCGTCGCCTTCCAGGTCGAAGTCTGGCAAACCCGTTCCGGCCACCGGCAGTGCCGCCGCGATGGCGTCGTCGACGTATTTCTTGTTCACCGCGTGGTCATTGGCCCCGGGCTTCGGAACTCCAGACAGCGTGTGAACGGCGACACTCCCCGGAGTTGTCGTCTGATCGACATCCGCCGTGGCCGTTGCCGTCTGTCCGAGAGTCACCGGCCCGGTGAGCGTGCCCTCGGGGGCCGTATCCTTCAACCCGTTCACCGACAGCTTGCCGGGCTGAGCTGCTTCGATCAAATCTTCAACCTGGCCGAGAGTGGCCCCGTGCGCGTCCGCAGTTCCGGGGGCCATATCGATGACCTGATTGCCACCGAGGTCCAGGTCGTTGACCATTTCGTTTGAACCGTCGAGTCGCAGGAAGGCTTGCAGCGCCGACGTGACCTGCGCCAACACCGTGGCCAACTGCTGGTGTACCACCACGTCACCCTCGCGCAGCGAAGGCGGACAGTTCCGAATCCGGAAATGCGTCCGATACATGGCGCCACTGAACAGCCCATCGACGCCGCCGGCCATGCCGACGAGGCTCGATACTCCAGAACCAGAGAACCCGATGGGCTGATTGCCGAGGGCGTAGGGTATTTCGTGCGTGAGCGTTACGTTCGGCCCCGCGGCTTCGGCCTGAACGGCGAGGGGCGACGCATTGATGGCTGTCACCAGATTCGCTGCGGTGTCGGCGGGGGTGGCGCCGATGGCCACCGGGATGTGCGTGATGCCGACAGACGAATCGGTGTCGAACTCGAAATTCAGTGTGAGGGCGCCGTCGCTGAGGGTGAGAACGCTCGCCTCTGACGGAACGGCGATAACCATCGACCCGACCGCCGCAGCCGGCGAGACCGTCACCCCCGACCGCTCGTTCAGCTCCCACTGCCCGGTGAGCGGGCGGGTGCCGTCACGTAGCACAAATCCCGCCACGTCGCCGAGCGCAGTCTCCAGGTTCGTCAACGTCGTAGCCAGCTCAGCCAACGCCGACTCAACGTCGGCCCCCGTGAAATTCGCAGCGAGGTCGGCGATGCCAATCATCGACGCGCCTTCGTCTTGAACCACCGATTGTAAGCGGTCGATCACTCCGGCGAGGTTGGTGTAAATCTTGCAGGTGATGGCCACGCCGCCGGCGGGGGCGACAGCGAAGGTGACGCTGGTATCAGTGATGGACAGCGGAGTGGTGATCACCCCGTTGGCGAACACCCGAACCAGATCGACAGCCGCATCGATGGGCTGGAGAAAATTGAACACCGTCTGAACGCCGTTGCCGATGCCAAGGTCCTGGTCGGTGATCACGTCATTCAGCCGGACTGCTTGATCGAGCTTGAGCTTGCCGTCGCTCGTGTGCGTGCGCTTGAGCAACGTGATTATTTGTGACGCACACTCGGAAATCCGTGACAGCTCAGCCTGCACCGCCGCGGCGGAGATTTCATTCCCGGACTGTTCGTTACGTACAAAGTCCGTGAGGGGGGTGTAACGGAGAGGGTACATGGTCACTCCAGGCCAAGGAGGGAATCGTCTTCGAGCAGCAAGAAAAAGCCATCTTCGAGCAGCAGGGCGTCATCGGTGATAGCCGGGCTACCACCGCCCACGGGTCCCGCGGCGAACAGATCAGCGAGGAATCCGGCGGAGGCTTCGAGCTGATAAATTCGCACATCACCGAGCCACCCACGGAAGTAGAGCGAGTCGATACCCGGACCACCTCTGCCCAAGCGCATGGGGCCGCCGAGCGTAGGAAAGTCGCTGGAGTTTTCGGCGTCGAAGGTTGGGACCACCCCCGACCCGACGAGTACCGAGTCGACATAGACAGCCCCGGCCCCCGACGCCGACCGTACAAGGGCTACGTGGTGCCACTGATCATCGAACAGATCGGGGCAGGCGAATTGGCCCACCAGGTCCGCCCAGCCGGCACTCGATGCACCGCCCTGCCGTTTGATCGCAAAGACCGACACCCCCTGGAAACGCCACCCGCCGATGATCGGGTAGAAGCCGTCCGGCGTATCAGCCGGGCACCGGACCCACGCCGTGAACGTGAACGCCCCAGTGAGGAACACCTGCTTGCGCAGGCTGATGTCGGCGAACGTTGAGCCGTCGAAGAACGCGAAACGCTGTTTGTCCGCGTCCTCCCGCCAGGCGGGAGTCCCGGCCCACCGCATCGGGGTTCCAGCAGATGTCTCACGGCTGATCACGTCGCCGACGGCAACGCCGCCGTCGATGTGCTCGGCTACGTGCAGCCCTTCGGCCACATCGTGCCCTCTGAACCGGAACACCAGGTCCCCCGAAGTGACCAGGCGGCCTGTCACGGGGTCGAGCACCAGCCACCGGCGACCGACGTAGGCTATCAAGGGCTGCGTCGGTCCGCGCGTCACGGGGTCGTGGGGCGGTCCGGCCGATCCGATGAGGTGGATCAGCTGAGAAAAGTGATCGGCCAGAACATAGTGGTCGCGGACCATCCGGTCTTTGCCCGGGTTGAACCGAGCACGCTGAACAGCGTCGCGGTACTCATCGTCGTCCGCTCCGTCTTCGTAACTGAGCGCCCGCGAGGCCAGGAACCGCGTCACCCCGCTGAACCGGCCATTCGGGTCATGGTGCTGCCACACCACCGCCCCCTCCGAGGGGTCATAGACGATCACGCGCGTACGGGAGACGATGCACAGGCGCGTGCCGTCATAGACAGCCGCAAGGAACGTATTGCACCGCGGGATGTCGTGGCGTTCGACCAAGCGAAGCTCGTTCAGATACGGCGTCCACGTGTAATAATCGACGAAGGATTTGTTGCGGTAGAATACCCACACATCCCCGCCGACACTCTGTGGCTGGAGGGGGTCATAGGGCTGTCCACGCAAAATGAGCGCCGGCTCATCGGGGGTTTTGATGCTGGCGACTTCGGTGAGGTCCGTGGTACGGACCACCAGGCTGGTGGCTCGGGCATGGAACAGATACTCGGCCCCGGTGGTCAGCGGAGGCGGGGCCGTTTTGCACCACTGCGTCGCTGCTGCGGCTCCGAGAGCTTGATCGGTGGCTTCGGCGTACGGGGTGGCGAGAGACCTCGGGTATGCCAACGTCAGTCGGCCATCGGCTACGGGGGTCCGTGGTGCGACGAACACCACCGATTGCGTCGAATCGAATTGCGCTCCGTTCGCGGGAGCCGGTGCCCAGAACCGCTGATTCCGAACCGTCTGGAAGGCCCCCGTCGTTTGGTTTCTAGCCAGTGTCAACACACGACCGGCGTTCGGATTGAATACCAGCACCTGGTCAGCATCGAACGGTTCCGGCGCAGCGGCATTCACGAACGGGGTCATCCGAGACGCGCCGACCGCCTCAGATGAGAAAGAATGTTTCTCGGTCTCGGTCATGCAGTCCCCGGCAATACAGAACACGTCAGGCGAATCCCGCCAATCACCGCCCGCGGGCGCAACTCGACGCGCACAGCAACCGCATGCAGCAGCGCATCGAAGGGTACGGTGTCCGTGTCATAGGTCGACCCTGAAACTCGGTACGCCACAGGCACCCGAACCGCTCGATTTCGCCGGTCTGGCAGCATAAACACGTCATAGGTGCCCTCGGCCTCGGCGTCGAACGTGAGCCACTGCTTCTCGACGGCGCCGATGCCGCCGTCGACGAACTGCGACTCGAAGTATGGCACGAAAATGCGCGGACCCTCTGGCGAATCATCGTGCTCGGCCGACGGAGCGAAGCGATACACGTCATCCCCAGAACGAATGTAGAGGACCCCGTCCAATTCCGCCCAATAATCCACTCGAATTGGCAGATTCCACCGAGTGAATCCTGTGATCCCCATCGAAGGCAGCCATTTGTAGGCGAAAACCGTTGACGTGGAGCCGGAGTTGAAGGCGCACAGGTACTGCGCGCGGGCCTGCGACCAGATGGAAGTGACATCCTCACTCGGAAAAGTGATGAATGGCTGCGACAGCCCCCGGACCGGGGCGCCGAACCCCTGTTCGCGCAGCTCACCGGTCTGCGTCTGCGTTACCAACGACTGGAATCCGCCCTCGGAGAAATAAAACACGTCGCCGACGACCGGTTTCAAGGACCCGAACACATTCGTACCCGGGCCGTTCAGGGCAAAGCCGAAAGAATTCCGTGCCGGATCGGCGAAAACGTTCCAGAACTGCATCGACTGAGCGAACACCACGGCTAGTTTCCCCTGGTGCAGCGTGAGCCCCGTTATTTCCGTGTCGGACAGCGCGTGTTCGTTTACGTTCAGGAACCCGGCGTCGTCCGGCGCCGCGGTTTCGGACCACACCCCCGGGCCAAACTCGGTTGAGCTATATTGGATGACTCGATCCAGCAGATTCACAGCGTACAGCTTCTGGCCGATCTTGGCGACACCGGGCCCCGGGACGAATCCGGTTTCGATTTTCGTCTTGATCGGATCAGTGACCAGCGCCGGAGTATCACGGACCCAGTGATGAACGTACTGCCCGGCCTCGGTCCGAAGAACCAGGTACGGCAAAGCCCCTCGGCCGCTCGGCCCCGCCCCCCACGAAGTGACCGAAGACACCCGGACGTACCGATTGAGCGCCGTCGGCTCGTTCGGAGTGTCTCCGATGACATCGCCGGTAACGTTCGGTGGGAGAACCGCCTGGATACCGTGCCCCGCGGGGACCGCCACCCGCAGTCGACCGCCCAAGGCGTACAACCCATGTGTTCCAGCAGGGAGCTGAGCGTGCAGCACCAATCCGTCTCGCGCGCGGAGGTCGCCGGCATCGGTCAGATCGCAATCAACGGCATCCCACACTGACGACGGATCAGACCCCGCCTGCAAACTGCGCTGGTCGATTCCGCGGCACGGCGCCGGGGCACCGCCCCTGCTTGGGATGTAGAGAGGAGTACCCGGCATGGGCTACCACGGGTTCCAGCCGTCGGTGAACGACACCCCACGGCCGACTTCGCCGTAGGCTCCCGATCGTGGTACCCGCTTGTCCCGAGTGACATAGTGGGATTTGCGCCCACCAACGTTGAAGACCCGGCCCTCTCCCTGTGCCCGCTTACGCTGCAACAGGTAGCGCCGATAGGAGCGCTCATCATCGGACCCGCCGGGCTTTTGATAGTGCAGTTTCATCAGAATCGTCGCACGCTGGATCAACAGCTCCGGCTCGAAGGGCAGGAAGTCTTCGCCGTCGTTCAGCGATGGCAGCTTCCGTTTGAACGTGATCACCAGGTTCACGTACTGCGCAGTGGGCGCGGGCAGCACTTCGATTTCCTTGTCGACGACCCGCCACCGGTTGGGGCGCCCGGTGGCGACGCGGTGAGTGGTATCCTGGGGCGTCGGCATACGATCGTGCCGGCGGATTCCGCCGTCTATTGGCCAGAAGCGCCCCCGATCATCTTCGACGCTCACCTCCAGAATGCCGCCAACGTACGTTTCTTCCGGGTACTCGTACCGATCCTGGCCCTCCGTCAGTGGGATGCGAACGTCTGCTTTCAAATCGTCCCAGGTGGCTTCGCCAACCAGCTCGCGCATGGCCTGGCGAAGATAGGTCCGGGCGCGTGGCTGCGCCGTCAACGTGGCGGTCCCCTGCGAAGTGAACCCCGCCCGTTGCAACACGTCGGTTATCGCGTCGTTCACGGACACGGGGTCACTGATCGGCATGGGTTAGCCTTCGTTGAACGGCGATACCTGGGTGGGTTCCGACTGTGCCGCGGGCCGCGTGAACGACAAGACGAGCTGTGTTGCCCCGGCTTTGATGGTTTCACTGGTGGCCGGGCCGATGCCCGGCACGGCTTCGAGTTCGTTCAGCGTGGAGGCGGCCACGGCTTCGATCGAATCGAACCCCGCGGCGAGCAACGCCTTCGCCAGCTCCGGCCCGACCCCCGGAACGGTTTCGAGCAGCGCCAGGATGCGGACTTCCTGGTCCCCCGGCCCTTCGGCGGTGTGAACGGCTGCCTGGAAACCGCCGTCACGGCGAGCGGCAGCTTCGAAGTCGGCTTTGAACCCGACGATGGAAGGATAGACGGCGTGCACCGACTGGGCGCCGTAGGTGGCAATCAGCTGCTGGTAGGCGGCCTCCGCCGAGTCGACCGTCACGAAGTCGTCTTCGCGCGGATTGGGGATTTCGTGGATCTTCATCTGAACGCCAGACGAAGCGGCCTCCAGTTTCAGGAGGGGGATTTCGTAGCGCGCGGCGGGGCGCACGTGGGAAGTCGAGCGGACGAACTCGACCAGCACCTTGCGGAGCTTTGACATGGTCACGTTCCTTGGCGTGCCGAAAAGAACGCCCCCGCGCGCAGGCACGTACGCGCGGGGGCGGGGGATTACGAATTGAACTCGTGAACGAAGTGCGCCCGCGGGTTCTTCGTGTAGAGCATGTACCGCCCGTCAAACGACATGCGGGTCACGCGCTGATCAATCGAATCGAGCGGGATGGTCAGCTCCTTGTCCTCGCCTTGGCCGTGGCCGAAGCGCAGGGTCTTGGTGTTGAGGCCGTAGGCGCGACGGTTCCAGGTCGCATCGCCGGTGAGCTGCGCCATCTTGTCCATCAGCGGCACGTGCACGATCGGCGTCTTGAGGAACGACCAGTCGGTATCGGGGATTCCGATGTCCACGGGGCCGTTGCCCTTGAGCTGCTGATTCATGTTGTTGCCGTAGGCGGCACCGGAACCGCGCACGCTGTCGTTGTACCGGTCGATCCAGCCGCCGGCGGCGAGGATCACGTTGATGCCAAGGCCCTCGAACCCGCGGTTGTAGAGCATCGCATTGCGGAACAGCCGGGTCATATCGCGCTCGAAGGTCGCGGCCGTGCTGGTAAGGAAGGCGCCGTTGCGCATGTCCTCGTTCGCACGACTACGGCCGCCGTAGGTACCGACCAGCGGGGTCTTGGTCACGATGTCGGTCAAGGCCACGGGTTCGTTCGCGTTGCCCGAGACATTGTGCAAGAACTTCTGTTCCAGCAGGATGTCCCAGCGGTCCATCGCCGATTCCATCTTCTCCTTGAGCGTGTCGAACAGCGCCAAGCCTTCGGCGACCGACATGCGCTTGGCGAAGTTGGCGCTGCGGCTCTGGTTCGGCTTCACAACATAGCCAGCGTCTTTCAACTCCTGGTGCCACACTTCGACACCCATGTGGACCTGGACGCCGTTGTGGATCAGGTCGAACCCCTCGCGGATTTCGAGGAAGCGCAGACGGTCCTTGTTGTACCAGATTTGCATTTCCAGTTCGTCGGCTTCGGATTTGTACTTCACCGCGACCTGGTTGCGGATGAACGGCACAACTTTCTTCGCTTTGCTCAAGACGCCCATGAAAGGCATCTGCACGCGGTCAATGACGTGGGGTTTCTTGGGATTGTCCACGTAGTCGCGGACACCGAACAGCGTCTCGGCGAGCTGTTCCTGGGAGAGGTAGGTGGGGTATGGCATGAGAGTCCTTGGAGGATGTTACCGACCCTTCACGAAGCTCAGATTGCTCACGATGCTTTCGCGGGTCGGCGGTTTGTTTCCCGGCTTGGCCACGACACTCCGACCTCCGGAGCCTCGTGATACCGGGTCTGGCGTCTTCGACACAGTGCTCGGCTTGCGCTGAGCGACGCGGGCCACGGCATCACGGATCGTGCGCTCCCACAAGTGGAGCGGCGTGCCGCGATAGTTGGCGAGTTCCGCGTTCACCTCCTTGGCCAGGCCCTCCCAGTCCGTCCCGAACTTCGTGGCGAACTCGGCATCGAGCCGCGCCATGATTTGTGCTCCGGACTCTGGTTTCTTGACGAGTGACGGAACCTCCGCCGGCGCGACGGCCGTACGAGGTTGTTGTGTCGGATCAGCAGCCCGGGAGGGCTGTTTGCGGGTGGCCTGGATTCGCTTCGCCGCGGCCTCAGTCATCTGGTCATCATCAACCAGCGCCTTGAGGTCATCGTCGAGCCTATCCGGCTCCGCTTTCGCCGGGGTGTAGCCCAAGGTTTCGGCCAAACGACCGAGTACCTTTGCTGCTGCCGCCGGATCGGTCTGAACCACAATCCCGAGCTGCGTCCATTCGTCGAACGCTTCGGGGGTGATTCCGACGTTTTTCAACGTCGTCTTGAGGCCTCTCCGGTACTGCGCATCTTCGAGGGCTTCGGCCAACTGGGACTCGGCTCTCTTGCGCTGGGCGACCAGTTGTCTGATTCGCCGTTGCGCATTGGGCGAGAACGCCGCCGTTTCCGCTTCGTCGGGGTAACTGTCATCCTCGTCGTCCGCATCGGTCCCGGCTTTCGCCGTGGCCTTCGCGGCGGGAGCACGTTCAGCTGCCACACCGGGTTCAGAGTCCTCGTCGGCTGTCGCCGCCTCGTCCTCGGAAGATTCCGATTCCTGGCCCGTCGTCTGATCCGTCTTCTCGTCTTCGGTCTGGTTGTCAGGCTGATCCTGTTTCGCACCCTCGGACGACGTGTCGTCTTTGGTGCCTCCGCCGGTCAGCGTCTTCAAGGCCTCCGCCATCCTCGGGTTCTTGAGGTAGGCCTCGTGCTCTGGAGACAGGTTTGCGGTGTCGTCCGCCAGCGACTCGGACTCGATGCGCTGATCCTCCGCTGACGACGCGGAGTCTTCGTTTACGTCTGGTGGCATGATACATCCTGGGGGTTGGAGTTCAACGGCGCGGTGCGCCTCCTGGGAGTGACGATGGTCGGGGCATTCCTGGCAGCCCTCCGTTGGGGGTCCCCGGAGCCGGGCCACTCGGCCCGCCGGTGCGCAGCCCTTCGCTCGGCCGTGGCGGTCGCGGCCCGCCGCCCGCCGCCAGCGCCGGGTCCTGCTGGATGCCGCTGAAATCGAGCACCTGTCCGGTTATGTCTCCGAGCATGGAGGCCAGGAACTGCGGGGGCATCAACATGCCGTGTTCTCGCATGATCTGCGACACCATCATCAGGTGGTTCAGCTCGGAATCCACGTCCGGTTTGCCGGCCGGGCTGACCGACACGTCCAGCACCAGCTCCGCCAACAATCCCTCACGTTCTTCGAGCGACTGCGGGAACACGATCCCCGGGCCTGCGATCTGAACAGCGTTCTCGCGCGGCAAGGCACGAACAATGATATGGGCCATTTCCACTACGATTCTCGACAAGAACCGGCGGAACAAATACATTTTCCGATCCTGCTGTGACTTGAGTTGCTGGCCGGCGAACGACACCTCGGTCGCCAGCTTCGCGCTGCCCACGCCCCCGAGCCCCGACGCCGGCATGCCGGCCATCATCTGCATCTCCATCAGCACGTCAGCGGTGCTCACCAGCGCCGGATTGTAATCAACACCGTCGAACTTGAACAGCGACGACTGGATTTCGTCTGGTTTTTCGACTTCGATCACCTGATACGGATGCGAGTTCTCGAACTTGTCGATTTCCGGCCCCGACATCACCCCCTTGGCGATGAGCAGCCGAGGCAGCGCCGCTTTGCGATACTCGCGGGCATGCGAGCGCGTCGAGTTGAACTCGTCTTGCAGCGGCATCAACAGTTCCGCGTCCGACGGCGCGTAGAACCATCCGTCCAGTTCATTGAACCACAGGTAGAAAAACGGATACCACTGGGGTCCGGTGTTTCGCGGAGTGAACGTGGTCAGCCAGAAATCCGTGCCCGGAATGAACACGTACACCGTGCGGTCGGCGCGGTCCCACAGCTCCCACACGTCGAACTTTCCATCGTTGATCTGCGGGCGTTCGATCTGATCGCCGGCCTGTTCAGCCTGGCGCTGTTCATCCAGCACCCGGTCCTGGTGAGGCTCGTCGTCTGTCGCAGGCAACATGGCCTGCTGTTCCGGCGTCAGCTTGTAGGCTCCGATCACCTCGGCTTTTGTCTTGCGGGTCCGGTGGGCGATGCGGGAACTCAGATGGTAGAACTCGGGATTGTTGATCGACCCCCAATCCACGCGGATGTCTTCGATGTTGATGGGGTCGAAGTCGAAACCCAGGTACCGGGGAACGTCGTCCAGCTCGGCATCGGTGAATTCGGCCCCCTGCAACAGTTCCATCACTCGCTTATCGATGGGGTCGATGGACGCGACAACATCAACCCCCTCCGGCCCCTCCACCACCACGGCGCTCGCAGGGGTTTTCTGCTGACGATACTGCGTCACCAACTCACCCCGCAGGTATCGGTCCAACTCCTGCATGCTGGTGTAGTCTGCGCTGTCCTCGCCGAACTCGCCCGCCTTGAACCGGTCCCGTAGGTACCGGAACTTGAACATGGCGTTCAATTTCTCATCGTGAATCTGTGCGCCAGTAGGCGTGCGCTCCGGGTCGTCGCGCCAAATCAGCTTGACCCACCCCGCCCGGGTGGTCTTAGCCGCCCGAGCCGCGGCGTTTGCCGAGTCGCGCAGATTTCCATTCTGAACAAAGAAATTGACCAGTAGCTCGGTGGTTTCGGCGAATCGGATGTACGTCGGGGGCGCGATGTTCGGCTGTCCCGGCGGCGCCCAGTATTTCGGCTTGGGCTTGAAGTTCGCCCGCGGATCGGTGGCGGTGAGCATGGCCAAGTCCGCCTGCATGTACCGCAACGTGTGGTGCGTGACGACGGTATCCTCGTCGTCTTGCATCAACACATCGTTCATCCAATCCCGCAGCATCTGCGCACGTTCAAGAATCCCTGTGATGGGATCGGGCGTGATGAGCCACTGTTCAAAGTCACGGATTTTCTCCGCGGCCGAAGGCTGCGGAGCAGCGCCGTCACTCGTCGGGGCCTGTGGCACCGGATCATTTCCGACCGGATCGGTCATGGATTACTTGTCCGCGTAGCTGGACTGGCGGGCGTGAACGAGCACGTTCACGTCACTGGCGCAGGTGATGAAGAACGCCGCGATCGGATCACCGCCAGCGGACCCGGTAACGAACCGGAGTTTCAGCACCACGTGTTCGTCGGCCGCGAAAACCGCACCGCCGCTGTTCTGGTGTGAAATCGTGATCGCCCCCGCGCTCCACAGCTCGTATTCGAGGATGTCCATCGATTCCGCCGGGAATCCGGGTGGACGTGGCAACAAGACGAGCGATCCGATACTCGCTGCCGGGATGACTCCGGCGAAAATGCGGTCTGCGAGGGTCAGCTTGTTCACCGTCATGGGGGGCTCCGTAGGTGGGTGTAACGTCGAAGTCCAGCGCCTAGTCCAAGGCCTCTGCGCCGGCGCCGCCGAATGACGGTAACGACCGATCCTTCGTCAGCGTACCATACTCCGTACCAGATTCCATTCCAAGCTCCATCCCAGCTCATGTGGCGTCCCGCGTGGTGATGGTACGGGTGCCACCGCTGCGCGTGCCAGCGACACGGGTCTTGGTTCCATCGAGTGAGCGGAACACCGGGTTGCCGTCTAGGCCAGTTGCGTTGCCCTGGGCGACGGCGAGCAGGAGCCGGATGGCTGCCTTGAGCGATAGCCCTCCCTCAACGGGCGCTTCGAGCACCGCCCCGGTCACGTCGTCCTGTGACAGCTCGTTGACCTTGATGGACGCGCTCAGGCGCAAACGACTACGAGGCTGTGCCGACGCGATGACTCCGGTGCCGGTGAGGTTGGCATACCCCGACACCAGGCGGCTCAGGCGGGCGTACGTGGCCACACCGCCGCCCAGTGTGGCGCCCATGCGAATGCTGCCACGCGGCTGCGCCGCGCCGATGGCGCCGGACCCATTGAGAGTCGCGGCCATCATTACTGGACCATAGTGCGCGTGCCAAATCCACGACGCGAGGGGCATGATCAATCCGGTTCGACGGCGAACTCGATCGCCCAACGCAAGGAGCCGACCGTACCAGAGCCGATCTGTTTGACCGCGGCAGCTTCACCGGGACGCAAGACAAACGGACGCGACCACGGACCCGGAAGACTCAGCTTGTTCGTGTCTTCAAGCAGGCGGTCCAGGTTGCCGACGGCGGCGGTGTGTTCCTCGGTGCTGACGTTGAGGTAGCGGCGGATGGCGCCGTCGGTTCCAACGCCAGAGGTCGCGCCGCCGTAGATGCTGACGTTCGCCAGCGCCGGATCGGCGCTGTTGTTGGGGTCAGCGGTGATCGCCGCGCCGCCGGCGGGCGTTCCATATCCCTGACGCTGGAAGCGGTATTCGTTGACCACGCCGGTGACAGCGGTCAGGCCGTTGTAATAGTACAGTCCGAGCAGATAGAGCGACTGCGCGCTGCCGCTGTCGTTGCGAATGAGGATGTGGTACTTGTTCGCTGCCGGCGTGATCGCTGCCGACAGCGCCCAGTACGTCGGCAGACCCGGAAAATAAACCCCCTGTTGCAGCAGCGTATCCGCACCGCGTACCAGCGACCGCATGTCGAGTTTGTCACCGGTCGAATCGGGCGGAATCTGCGTGTTGGTCAGGGCCATGGATCAGTCCTCCGTGACCGTGAGAGCGCCGACCGGAATGCGCGGGGTGTCGAGCGCCGACACGATGACCGGAGCGGTCAGGGCACCGCTGTACAGGATTTGCCCGGCGCCGCTGGCGGCTGTGCCGATGGCGATGTGCGTGAGGATTTCAGTGCCCAGGCCGAAACTCGCATTGCACTCGGGGAACGTCGCCTCGGTGTTCAACGTCGCCGTGGGGCCGACAACGGACCATCCGGTTCCGTCGCGCGTGATCGCCACGCGGGCGTAGTCCGGATACGCGGCCTCGCTAGTGTTCTGCGCGCCCGCCTCGCCGGGATCGGCGGTGTGCAGCGACAAGTACAGGATCGCACCGTAGGAGGGCATCGCCACAGCATTGAACAGGTGCCGCACCAGGTCGTTCTCAGTGGTGTTGCCCTTGCTCATAGCTGTCCTTCGGCAAAGCGGCGCAGCGTCGCGCGGGCGTCGGCGATGCGCTTGTCGAGCGCAACGGCTTCGGTCCGCTTGGCCCTCAGCCCCTCAGTCAACTCGGTCGCCGTGTTCGCCAGCTTCGCATTGAGGGCCTCCAGCTCCCGCCGCTTGTTCACCGCGTCGGCGACCAACGCCCCGGCCTTCGCCTCGGCCTCGGCCAGATACCGTGCTGCATCGTTCTGCACGATGCCGGCCGCGGCCTTGCCGGCCGCGACGGTAGCCTTGGCTTCTTCGGCAGCGGCGGTGCGCACCTCATCGGCTGCGACACGAGCCGCATGGGCTGCGGCCTCCGCAGCGGCGCGCGCCGTCTCGACCTCGGCCAACTGTGCCCTCGCCACCGAGAGTTTGCGATCGAAGTCTTCGAGCTGATCAGCCAACGCAAGCAACGCGCTGACGGACTGGATCACCGGTCGCAGCTTGCGGGCGGCGTTGATGTGTTGGTTGAGCGCGGGGTCCATGACAGTCCTTTACCGTGTTCAGGGGGCTAGGGCAAGATTATGCCGGCCGGCGACGAGGCGTGAGACGACACCGTGCCGGTCAGGTTCGATGCGGCCCCGTTTGGGTCGCGGCCAGATAGGTTGCCGCCGACCAGCGGCCACGCAAACGTGCGTGCCCCAAAATCGTAGTTCCACGGGTCGCTGTACTGCATGATCGCTGCGATCTGCGCGTCGAGCAACCGACCTTCGGTGAACCACGCTGCGCGCACGGCGATCCGCGTCTTGTCCCCGTCGCCAACGTCCAGTTCCCGCGCGATGGTCGCGCGGTTGATTTCGTCGTACGCAGCGTTTCCGATGTCCGCCGTGAAATTGGTGTCAGGCGCGGCGCCATCCCAGTCGCAGAGAATGCCGTTCAGGTACGCGCGAACGGTGTTCCCCTGCTTGGTCACAGACGCATGGAACCAGGTGCCGGTGGCGGGCAGCAGGTCGTACGAGTGCGTGCCGTTGTTGCCGTAGACCGCGAGACCGCGCGATCCGCCGCCAGCGGCGCTGTCGTAACCGAACCAGAAATAGCTGCCGTTTTCGCCGATATTCGACGTTTTCTGCATACAGAAAAACGTCACGTACTGGTCCAGTCGCTCGATGATCTTGAACCACGCACCGAACGAAAAATCCGTGGCCGCGCCACCGGGGAACAGGCTCGCATGCGGCGCGGCGATCGCCTGCTGGTCTGAGTACGTGGAGGTCTGCGGCAGGACGCCCCCGCCCGACAACAGTCCGCGCGGCGTCAACCCAAGACCGAGGTCGAGGCCGCGCATTAGTGCAAGACCTCCGGATGGTGGTTGGTCGCGCTGAACGAGAGGTTGCCGGACGCCACACTCCACTCCGCTGTCAATTCCACACCAACCAGAACAGTGGTATCAACCGTTGGGACCGAGGCTCCGAGTGCTAGTGTCTTGTCGTCGTAGAAGCACATCCCAGCGATAGCGAGGGTGCCAGTAACTCCGGCGGTGCGGCAACACACGTCGACATCGACCAACCATCCGGCGTTTGTTGATACATCTACAGCGGGGATGGTCTTGTCCAACCGCGTCACGCCAGCGATTTTGACACGGAGTCTGAGCGTTCCGGAGCCATTGGAGTTCATTGATCCACGAATCCGAACACGGACTGTCTTGCGGGCCTTGAAAAAGTTCGCTGGGTAGTAACTCCCCGCAACCAGAGTTTCAGTCGTCGTGTTGGTCACCGTGAGAGTGAAGATACTATTCTGATCCACTGGCGACGCACTCATCGCCTGCGTGAACCCATTCATCTGAACGCGTAGGGCTGCGGTCAAAGAATCGTGCCACAACGATCCGTCTACCGTTCCGCCGGGAGTGTTAGGCCGGAGCGTCATCAACCCTTCAAGCTGAAGCGCACCGACGCCATCATCTGCCGGCGCGACACTGCCGACGCGCACACGCCCGTTTTTTATTCTGACGTTGAAACCACCACCCTGACCGAGCATCAAGTCGGCATTAGCCGCCCCGTTGCCAAGGTAGACACCGTTTCTGATGGTAGCGTCGCCAGCAAACGTCGATGAGTACGCGGTGATGGTTCCGACAGCGCCATCGCTGAGGAAGTTGATGGAGTAGGTCGCATTGATGGCGTTGCTGAAATTTCCGAAGTTGTCATAAATCGACCCCGCAACAGATGGAAGGCGCTCGATCCCGGCACGTGTCGTGACGCCACCATGATAAGTGATATTTCCCTTGTCGATCTGTAGCACCAACGCGCCGTTTATTGCGTTGATGGTGATCGGGTTTCCGGCGCCGTCTTTGTTGAAACAGTCTATTACCGTTCCGTGGGTGCCGTCGAATTGAAGGGTGTGCGCGCTGTGCGCTACTGTGGCCAAGGGGCAGCCAATGAGCGTCAAGTGACTGATTCCACCATTTAACAGAGAGCCGTTCCCGCGCGCACGGATTCCGTACGTCGCACCATAGATCGGCGAACCGCCGATCAGCACGTTGTTCAGTGTGATCGTCTGGCAGTACCACTCGGGGTCGACGAAGACAGCGGTATGGTAGTCCTCGAAGTAGCACGAGGTCATCGCCAGCGCGCCGTAGGTGTGATGCAGTGCCACATTGTACGGCGCTGGACGATCGGCCGCACAGTAGAACAGACATTGGTCGAAGTGCGACGAATAGGCGCGATTGCGAACCCGACCACCGAACAGGCACGAAGTGAACTTCACCGCATCGCACCACGTATCATTCGGCGGCGCGACCGTCTCATGGTCGACCGCGCTGACCGAAGTCGTAGAGTTTGGCCCCCACCGAAGACCGTAGTTTGGTGTGAAGGTACAGATCTCGAAACTGGTGCAGAGGTTGGCGTAACTCGTGATCGATCCGGTTTTCAACCGTACCCCATTCGCGCCCTCGAAGCGGACGCGCTTGGCGCTGAACACCTCCTTGGCATCACCCAAGCGCATACACCACGACGCCACGCTGCACGTGGCATCCTGGCGGATGGTGAAATTGTCGATGCCCATATTGACCGCGTTGCCGTTGTCGGTCCCCAGCAGTTCCAAACATCCGCGACCGGCGGCGATGCCGTAGAACTCCATCAACGTGGTGTGGCCGTCGCCGAAGATGCGAGAAATCTTCGGGTAGGTCGGCTGCCCCGTGATCGGCGTCGCCGTCCACGTCAGCACCAGCGGCTTGTTGATCCGGTAACTTCCCGCCGGGATATACACCGGCTTCCCCGTGTTCGCCGCCTTCCACAACGCGCACTGAATTGCCGCGTAGTCGCGCTCATCACCTGCCACGATCGCGTATGCACCCTGGGCACCGTAGGCGCTGTACGCCGTGTTGAACGCGGCGGCTTCGCCGGCGGACAGCGGCGTCGACAGGCCCGTGCCTGCGGCGCCGAAGTCCATGACGTTGTAGACCTCATCGAACCTGGTTTTCAGGTCGCGCGTCGTGGTGTTGGCCCCGGCAGCCGACAGCAGATTGTCGAGCCGGAACTCGGCCCCCGTCACCCGCCGAGACTCTCCGGCGCGGGTGACGAGGAACTGATCTGCCAGCTGAACGGGGCCGGTTGCCAGGGCGAGCGACGAGAGTTTCCGGTTCGGCATGGTTCAGCCCTTCACACCGCGAATGCTGTTCAGCACGTGATCCGCTGACGTATCGATGTTGGCGCGGAAAATATCGCGGTACTTGTCGCGGAACTCAGGCAGCCTGGCCTTCGCTTCATCAACGGCGGCGGAGACTTGCGTGAGTGCCGTTTCGCGATTGCGTAGCATCCACACAGTGAAGGCGATGACCCCGGCAAGAACAGCGAGGCCGATCCACAACAGGTAGGGTACCAGGTGCACCGCAACGACGCACAGTCCGGCAGCACCGAGCGCAGCTACGCCGGCGCTCACGAGTATCCGACGAGTCGTCCAGACGCCAAGAGCGATGAGCACGAGGCCGGCGAACGTGAACGTTCCAGAAGCAAGCCAGAGTTTGGTCTGGACCGATTCGAGCCGTGCCTGGTCGAGCGCGTCCTGAACGATGCGCTTGCGTTGTTCAAGGTCGCGCAGTTCCTGGCGCAACCCGTCGATGTCGTCCGACAACGGCGCGTCGGGGGCCTTCGCGGCGGGCACGACTCCGACCGATCGGGCGTCGCCGCAGCCGAGGCAAAGCCAGCAGAACAGAGCGAGAGTGATCAGTCTCATGGGGCTACTCCCGGGGCCGAAGGCATGGCCGGAACCAGGTCGTTTGCGCTGCGGCCGGACAACGCCGACACCATCACGATCGCCATCACCACCACCAGCAACAGCGCCGCGAAGACGGGCGTCGCCGGATTCCGCAGAATGGTGTTTACAACGCCCGGGTCTTTCAGCGTCGGATGCCCGCCGCTGCCGGAGCGCAGCGTGGCCAGGACCTCGTCGAGTTTCCTGTTCAGGTCGGCAACGTCGGTCTTCACCTCCGCGACATCGCCTTTGAGATCGGCCACATCGGCCTTGACCTCAGACAGCTCGCCGCGGATGGAGACAAGTTCTCGCTGGGTCGCTTCCTGCATCCCTTGGAGATAGCCGACCTGTTGTGCCAAGTCCATAGAGCCTCCAAGAAAACGCCCACCTACGGACGGTGCCGCAGGTGGGCAGTGGTGGCTTACAGCTCGGCGAACAATGCCGCGGCGGTCGTGGCATGCATGAAGTCGTAGCAGGTGACTTCCTGCATGACGCCGCCGACGGTCGGACCCTGGGTCACGATTTCGCTGGCCTCGTGCATGAACACTTCGAGCACGGTGCCGGCGCCGAACGCGCCGCCGCCGGCTTTCTGCGCCTCCAGCGTGGTGCCGGACGCGACCAGACGGAAGTCACCGCCGGTCAACGCCACGTCGCTCTGCTTGCGCTGGAGGATGACGCCATTCGCCACGACACACGTGCGCAGGCGGTTCGCCGCCGTCAACGCGCCGGCGTCGTTGTGGCCGTTGTTCAGCTCCGGGTAATTCGCGGCGGCCCACGACGTGGCGACGCCGTCGGCGATGATCCGGAGGTACTTATAGCGGCTGTTCAGCACGCCCGTCTCGGTCGGCACGGTGATCGCCCGCGCGATGTCCGTCGCACGGTTGACGCCGTACAGCGTCGCTGCCGCGGGCGACAGGATCTTCACTTTGTTGAGGGCGCTGAACGGGCTGGCGTTGGCGAGCACGTCGGTGGTGGCGGGGAGGGCAAGCACGGTCGGCCGGCTGCCGTAGAGGGGGACATTCCGCATAGCTAGTCCTTTCGGTTCCTGAGAACGCGGGGGGTGGTGGACGGACGGCGTGAGACTAGGCTATCTCGCCCGGCCGTTCAAGTGGCGAGGGCATCGCACCAGCGTCCCGGCGGACTTGCGGATCGACGCGCGGGCGGCCGGCCGGGTCCGGGCTTTCAACTCGTCCCAGGTCAACCCCTCGGCCCCCGGCTCCGCTGACTTGAACGGGCTGTGTGACGCGGGGCCGGCGTCAGGGCTTCCGCGCATGAGCCGTGTCAACTGGCCAACACCGAGCGCCGCAGCGTCTATGGTGTCGTCGTGAACCGTGGTCTTCCGGCCGCCGAAACTCGCCGCTTCGTGAACGAACACGTCGCGCACGAACGGACAGTCGGGAAAGAAAACTTTTTTCTGCTGGATTCTGGCACGTAATGGGACCGCTCGACTGGTCTTGTCCTTCGTCGGGTATGGGCTGGTGAGCGAGAAGTACCGTTTCCGCTCCCGCATGCGTTGTTTCAGCAGGTCCCGCAAAGCACGGAAAATGTGGCCGTCCTCGACGATCAACTCGCGGGCGTTGAGGGCCCCTGCCATGTCGAGCATCACGTCGATCACCGTTCCGTCCGCCTTGCGGAAACGCTTGGCGTCCGGCAGGAACCACACGTTGTCGTCCTCGTCCACACCGAACGCCCACACGACCGTGTAGTCGTTGTGCTCTTTTTCGCCGATAGCGAAGTCGACGGTGATGTAGATGGTGAGCTTGTCCGTCGGCGGAATGCTGGCGACGGGCTTGATGACCGCATCCAGCTCTTTCATGTCGAAGAATCCGCCCGACTCAGGGATGGGATTCTGCTGGAACTGCGCGCTCCACGCCCGCGGGCTGATGCTGGCTTTCAGCCGTTGCAGCGCCGGAAGCGGATACCGCACCGGATCGAGCGCCGCCCCCTCCGGCCGACGCAAGGGGTCATTGGCGGGGTCGGTGCAAATGGCCTCGTACTTGAATACCTGCCATTGATCGGCGTTCGGATTGGCGGCTGCGGTTTCGAGCACCCGTCCAGCCACGTCGTTGGAGCCCCACCGGGTGAGCACGATGAAGATGCCGCTGCGCGGCATCGCACGCTGCCGGAACACACGTGTGTACCACTCCCACTGCCGCTCCATTTCAGCGGGGGAATCGGCTTCGTCGGCGTTTTTCACCGGGTCATCGAGAATCATCAGATGACCGCCGAGACCGGTCAGCGGACCGGCCATGCCGGTCGAATGGTACTCACCGCGCGACACCGTGTCGATGCGGTTGACGGCGGCGGTGTTGGGATCGGGGGCCGCTTTCGGGTTCAACTGCGCGTAGAGCGGGCTGAACATCACCTCGCGCACGAGCTTGCCGAGGTCGTTCGCGTACGCCTGGTTGTAGGTGGTGTGGATGACGAACAGGCTCGGGTCTTGCAGGTACAGCCACGGCGCCAGGTAGTTGCTGACGAACATGGACTTCCCGTGCCGCGGCGGGGCTTCAACGATGATCCGCGGCTCCCGGCCCGCCAGCAACTCGCGGATGGCGTATTCGCACACCGCGGCGAGGTGCTGCTGAAACGACGTGACCACCAGCTCCTGTGCCCCGCCGGTCAGGTGTTCGTGCATCAGCCTGACGAACGGCAGGTACTCCCGCCGGGCCAGCTCACGCCGGGCCAGCTCGCTTTGGATCAGCAGCTGAGCTGGAGTAGGCAGCGTCACGGATGTCCTTTCCGGCCACCACAAGAGCGGTCAGTTGGTCAGTGGTCATGGCGGCCACGTCCGCGGGAGCGAGGGTATCAAGGTCCTGCGGCGTGACGTTTTCCTCCGGCGGCGGGGCGACGCGCTGGAGGTTCGGCAGCGCCTTGTCGACCAGGTACAGCAGAATGTTCGTGCGTTCCTTCGGATCGATGTGGTCGGCCGTGCCTCGCAGCGCCCCGGTATCGGGGTCGTAGTGCGGCAGCTCGCCGGTGCAGGCGGCGACATGCAGCATGCGCAGGTAGGCGTTGACCGGGATGCCCTGGCGGGCGGCTTCGATCTGCTGGGCGCGTTCACGGGCGGCCTGGCCCAGGTACCGCCGGGTGACCTTGGTGCTGTACCGCATGCGGCCAGGCTACCGCCCCGGAGGGGCGGCTTCAAGTATGGGGCGGGAAGGCTTGAGTATGGAATGATATGGAGGCTAAACTGGGAAAACCGCCATATTTTTCCGAGGTAGTCCCCCAACCCCCACCCCTCCCCGGGGGTCGTTCGATTACCGACGCGTTCAATTCAAGCTGCGGGGCTGTCCTGGTATGTAACGAGCCGTCGGAAACAAACCGTGTGGTTTATTTCTTGAACGGTTCAGGATGAAAACCGGGAAAGTTTTTCCCACAGGAGTATCCCATGTCTACCGTTCACGACACCTTGGCCGCTTTGCTCACCGTGATCGACAAGATCGACGGACCGGAAAACCGCATGCTCGCCCTGGCACAGACCCGCGACGCACTGAACGCGATTCTGGATGTTCACGCGAAGCGGCGGGCCGAGGGGTCCCGCGCGAAGCCCTCCGCCACGCGAGTGAACCACACCGCGCTCCACGAGCTTGAACGCGCGAAACAGTCAGCACCAGCGCCGCAGACCCGGCGGTTCACCGCGACGCGGCGGGGAGGCCTGATCGTGGTCACATGGCCGGACAAACAGGCGTATCTCGCCGAAAAAGCGGTGCTGGGGGACGGCAAAGTGTTTGGGTGGTCCCCGGTGGCGAAGGAGTGGCGGGCGAGCGAGGCGTGGGTGCGGAAAAACCGCCCTGAAATCCTGGCCGGTTTGGGCCTCGTCTGAGCGACTTACAACGAAAATCGGTCAAAACGGTCAATCGCCCGGCCCGGCGCGGGCGGGCGATTGACCCACGTTTTGACCCATAAAAATAAGTTAGCGAACGTTAGCAGATTTGACGTAAACCGCCAAAAAAATTCTCCCCTCCTTTTCCATATTACCTGAGCAATTCGGGGTCATGCTCCATATATATGGAGCTTGTAATGAATTCTCTCTGGCTATTGTCCGCCCAACTAGTTTTGCAATTTTCTGCGAACCATTCTCACCTACCCACCCCTCTTTTTGACGTAAGTCAAGGAGCCCCCATGCCCTCTCCCGCCCCTTCCTTCGCGGACCTGCGACTCCGCTCGTTACTACTCTACCACGTGCTGTCCCTGGTCGCTGTGCCCGCGGCCACCCCCGTCCTGGTGACTCTCATTACCCCCCTGTCTCCGGTCCTCGCAATCACGGTGATCTTGGCCGGCGGTGTCTTCACCGGCAGCGTAGCCTACTCCCTGCTGCGCATCGCCAACGCCATGATCACCGCCCTGGAGGACCTGGAGGAATCCCGCTGACCTTGCCTCCCGGTGTCTCCCCTGGCGTGAACCAGGGGAGCATCCGGGCCGCAATCCCGCGCCCCACAGCCTGCGGCACCCGCAGGAAAGGACTCCCGCCTCGTGACCCCGCCAGCTCGTCGCTCGTCGGCGAGGTCTGGGAACTGATCACCCCCAACAACGAAAGCACCAAGCCATGACTCCCGCTGATTTCCAACCCGCCCTCACTCACTGTTATTTCTGCGGCCAGCCCGACAAGATACTCCTGCCCACCAAAGCCGGGGTATCTGTTCAAGACTGCCACGGAAAAATAATCGACCGGGAGCCCTGTGCCCGGTGCGCTGACTTCATGAAAGCCGGTATCATTGTATTCAGCATCGACGAGGCCCATTCTGAACCGGGCGAAGAACCTTACCGCACGGGGGACCTTGTCGTTGTGACCCCTGACGGATTCGACCGGGTGATTGCCACGCTACGACCGCACGTCGTGCCCCAAGCTCTCGGCACGCTCGATGCACAACAGGCGTTCGCTCACAAACATCGGTTCACTTTTCTTCCCGAGGCGCTGATGCGTACGCTCGGTCTGCTTGAACCGGAGTCTCGTTGACTCCGGGGATTCTGAACCATAACGCTGTGCAATCCTGCACAGCAGCAC